GGGGAGAAAGCGCTAGTCCACGTGTGTAAGAGTTCGAAATCGACACGATACCGAATTCGGCTCCTACCCGAACCTTTCCGGCGGGTCCTCCAAATTGGGGTCTGTTGACCCTGAGGACACCGCCTGCCACGGAACTCCCAAAGAGTTTCCAAGAAGACGCCCCTGTTCTTCGAAACGAAATGCTTCCCTGCGGACAGCTCAGCACCGGTGCTACGTAACCGGCGCTCGTATTGGAGCCGCCCAAGGGAAGACGTGACCCCAATCAAGTCGTCGCCGCATATACGAGCGGCCGACCGGGTCACGTGGGAATAAGGCCCCTTCGGCAAGGGGTCGGTCTCGACGGCCGCATCCCAACACCAGCCATGGTAAAGGTTCAACAGTGACCAAGTCGTAGGTAATCCCATAAGGATACCCCGGCTGGTCACCGCAGACCTTCCGTCTGGCCATGTCAGGGATTGCGGACAAACGGATAAGCGCAAGCCCTCGATCTCTGCCGGTAGAAACCGGCCACTCAACATTAAGCCATCTACCAGAGCAGAAGCCACATCAAGTGGAATAAGATCGGAGGCTGCGCGCAAATCCGACGAGACTACGACACCAGTCGAGCCACAAAGAGCATTCCCAACTTCTTCCGGCTTCCCGGAAATCGCCTCGCGTAGCAATGGCCACTTTCGAAGGCCAAGCGCAATCCGGCGGCGAGCGAGATGCGAAAGGGCCAGAACGTCCGCCTCCATGGCGGTAACGATTCGGACTTTATGTCCGCGTTCTGGTAGGGCAACGACCCTCCCCTTAGGCAACTCGCCCGCCGCGCGCTTATTTGCTACGGAACGAGACGACGCCCCGACGAGCCTGATCTCGGCTAAGAGCTTTTCCCAGTTGGATACTGGGACTAGCTCGTGGCACTCGAGATCGAGGGGCGGGGCGGAAGCCAGAATTTCACCGATTGCAGAAGTCAACCCGCCATCCTTGCGCGAATGGGCATAAGTGGCAGAAGTACCTGATGGTACCCCAGCACTGTGCGCAAAGTTGGGATGGCGGGGCAAGTACCTCTCGGCCCACCCTTTTGCCCAAAGGGTGAGCGATGCTAACAGTTCCGCGTCAGTCTCAAATTTGGAAGTCAAATCAGCATAGTGCTGATTCAGAGACTTCAAGACATGGGACGGGGAACCAGTTGGCAGAGCGCGGCCCACAAATGAGGCCTGCGCCCAAGAGGACGGCTTGCTCCGGATTGATTCCGGGCACGACTTCCAAAAGAAGTGGACCGGGCGAGCTGATGAAATCCAAGATTGGCGGGAATCTCCCGCGAATTTCTTCAACTCAGCCACGGCCGCTTCGACTCCTTGAGTTTTCGCAATCTTTGAAAGTATTCGACGAACGTGCTTGTGCCATACAAGCACTCGAGGAGAAACACTTCCGTGTGTTAGGGGAAGGCCAACTATTGCGGCGACTACGGCGTCCCAAGCGCGGATCAAATGATCCCGGCGGTCGAGTACCGATTTCGCATTAAGCTTTCCCCCAACACTTTGTCTACCACCCAAAATCCCAGGCGTGCGAGAATTACTCGTACCAACCCGGGCGTCAGGTGGCGCTGGACCTTCACTACCCTCGAAAGTGGTATGTGAGGCCAGGGCTGCCGGGCGAACAACTTCAACTGGGCCAGAGCACGCTGCAACACTAGCGTGAAACCTCTGGGAGACCCAGTTTACAATGTCGTTCGTCG